CAAAGAGTCATTGCACTTGAAGAAAAAGTCATAGAACTTGATATTAATGTGAGATTTCCAGATAACTCTGTTTCTAATGAAATTCCATCAATTCGCGGACAATGATGAATCACTACGAGCAAGATCCAGGTTTCTATGAAAAGGTTTTGCAAAATTTTGATACATTTTGCGATCAATTTGAATCAGCAGCAGCAAGACGTTTTGCAGGATTAGATAATGACTCAAGACAACCAATTGACAATGCAGAAATTCAACGAGTTACTCCAATCGCTGTCCGAGAGATTGACGATGGTGGAGAGGAAGGTGTCATCGTTAGAACGCCCCCAATTGATGTACAAGCCCCCCCAGTCCCAGAGTTACATGAAGTTGAATGAAGCTCTAGATGATTTATATAAAAGAATAGATAGTATTCAGAAGGATATAAAAGCATGATTGGAACAATTGCAGGAGAAGCAACAATTGACACAATATCGCAGGATGTGTGTTTCATATATTCTCCTGCACCTTTAGGGGGCACTCCATTTCCTGCTGCAACAATCAAATTAGGAACGACACCTTTAAAGTTTTATCCAAGTGGTGGAGTACCTATAGTAGCTGCAGATGTAACTGGAGCATTACGAGCACCTACACCACCATGTCCTCCCATTGGTTTTCTGCCACGTAAACTGATTACTCCTTATCAAAACAAAACTGTCTTCTTTGAGAAGAAGTTGGTTGCAGTCATAGGAGATGCTGTTACCGCACCTCCAGCAGTAAATGTGGGAGGAATTCCAGCACCAATTGGAACAGAACCAGCAATTTATGCATTAAATGATAGACCCTTGACAGGAATTGGGCAAAGCCCTAAAATACTTATAGGTGTTAGAACAGCACTCGGAATTGTAAACGTACCAAAACCTTAAGAATTATGGCAGCAAGATCAAAAGTTGGACTAGTCAAGACTGGTTACACTCCTGGTAAACCGAAGAAAACTCGGCAGGGGCGTAGTCAAAATACACATCTTGGAGCGTCTTCACGAAATACTGGTAGGAAGCGTTATAGAGGGCAAGGACGTTAAACGCCGAGCGCCGAAAACTCCGAAAACTGAATATTGGGATAGTAACCCCAATAAAAGTTCTGTGTAGTTACAGAGAAAAGTTATGGGGAACCATTTTCATGTAGATAAAAGTCATGACTTTGTTGAAGAAGGAATGACACTCATTACAGAAACAGATTCAGATATCTATCTGAATATGGCGGCAAAACGAAATAGAAACAAGAAAAAAGAAGAACTTTATGATATTCCTGAAGATCGCATGAGTCGTCCATGTGGCGGTGCAGGCGGTTTTGACGATTTTATTGAAAGATGGCATGTCTAAAGGTCACTAAATAACTAGTGACTTCGTAGACTGTTAATGGCAACGTCAAATCTCTCCTTTAGAGATATCAATATTAGTTTTAAGAAGCATCCTGTTACTGATGATCTTGTTGTCAGTAAGGATGCTTCTGCCATTAAACAGGCAATTGTTAATATTTTATTAATGAATAAGGGTGAGAAATTATTCAATCCAGAATTTGGGTCAGATATCAGATCATATTTGTTTGAACCATTAGATTATGCAACTGCTGGTATTTTATCCAGAAATATTTCTTTAACTCTTGCAAATTACGAACCAAGAATTTCTGTGTTATCTATTGATGTGATACCAAACTTTGATGACAATGGATTTGATGTTGAAATGGTGTATGAAATTATTGGTTCTGATAGACCACCCATAAATGTAGAATTCTTCCTTTCTAGGACGAGATAATGCCATACGCTCAATTAAACAACTTAGATTTTAATCAGATTAAGACAACTCTCAAAGATTATATGAGAGCGCAGTCAGATTTTACTGACTATGACTTTGAAGGATCTGCTCTAAGTCAATTGCTTGATGTATTGGCATATAATACTTATTATACTGCATTCAATACCAATATGGTAGTGAATGAGATGTTCTTGGATTCTGCCACTTTAAGAGACAACGTGGTGGCACTGGCAAAGCAATTAGGATACACACCAAAGTCAATTACATCTCCAAGAGCATCAGTTGATTTTGAAATTACATTTAACAGTACAGCACCATCATCTGTTAAATTCAGAGCTGGAAGTGGATTTATTACAAATTACGATGGTACTTTGTATCGCTTCATTCTAAAAGAGGATAGAAGAAGTGATGTTATCAACGGAGTTGCAAAATTCTCAAATTTGAATTTGTATGAAGGAGCTCTTGTAACAAATAGGTTTGTTGTTAATGCATCGCTCAAGTCACAAAGATTTTTAATTGAGAACCCTTCAGTTGATATTAGTACTCTGAGAGTTAGAGTTTACCAATCTGCAGCATCTACTATATACAAAGACTATACACCAGTATCAAATATTTTAGAAGTTGGTAGTAATGATGAAATTTACTTTATCAATGAAATTGAAGATGAGAAATACGAAATTTTCTTTGGTGATGGAGTTTTAGGTAAAAAATTAACAAATGGTCAATTTGTTGAATTGACTTATATAATTACAAATGGACCAGTAACAAACGGCGCCAAAACTTTTACTTTTGGTGGAGTCCTTAATGATCAAGATGATAATTCATTATTGTTACCATTTAATATTACAAAACTAACAACTACCCAGATTGCATCTGGTGGTGCAGATATTGAATCTATTGAGAAAATTAAATTCAATGCTCCTAAGTTCTATGGATCACAGAACAGAGCAGTGACATCTAATGACTATGCAGCAATTATTAGAAACTTATACCCCGCAGTTGGAGATATTATTGTATTTGGTGGAGAAGATCAAGAACCACCCCAGTATGGGAAAGTTTTTATTGCTGTAAAACCAGTTGAAGCGGCAGCACTGTCATCATTTACAAAAAATCAACTTTCAGACGAATTAAAGAAATATACCGTTGCTTCAATTAGACCAGAGTTTATTGATCCTTCAATTTTATACATTGAGTTGGATACTTCCATTTATTACGATGAAAGTAAAACAAAATCAATTCCTGCACAAATGGCAGCAAAAGTTGCAACTGGAATTGAAGAATATCTCAAAACATCAGAAACAGAAAAATTTAATGGTAAATTTAGATACAGTAAATTTGTTGCTGTGATTGACGGATCTGATCGTGCTATCAATTCAAACAGTACAGATATCACGATGAGAAAAGATTTCTACGCACAGATTAATTCTTCAGCATATTATGAGATCTGTTATCAAAATGCATTTCTAGAAGATTGTGATAATCCTGTTGTTTCTTCAACTGAAATGACTGTTTTTGAATATCCAGAGTTTACAAGTTATTTGGAAGATAGGAATGGCAAAATCGTCCTATATAGACTAGATTCTGTGACTGGTGAAAAAATTCTATTGAATGATTCAATTGGTGATGTTGATTATGTAAAAGGTGAAATTAAGATGTACAATCTCACAATCTTAAAAGGCAGTTTTTCAGACAATCGTATTGAATTGAGAGTAAAACCAGCTAATAGAGACATTGAGGTTAAGCGCGAGGTATATCTTGACGTAGATATATCAAAGAGTAAATTCATAGCATACAAAGAGTAGTTTAGATGCTGAAAACTGCTAACAAAATTTCATTTCTGGTTGAATCACAATTACCAGACTTTATCAACGAAGAGTACGAACTCTTTACAAGATTCGTACAAAAATACTATGAGCAGTTAGAAATTCAGGGTAATCCGCTGGATATTATTACAAATATTCAGACTTATTGTGATATTGATTTTTATGAAAAAAATATTCTCACACAGTCTACAAAATTAGCAGGATCATTACAATCATCTGATGACACAATCACAGTTCTTGATGCAACTTCATTTCCCAAGAACGGTGGATATATTCAAATTGATAATGAAATTTGTTTTTATAAGCAACGTACAGATACACAATTCCTAGAAGTAAGTCGTGGTATTAGTGGAAATACAAAACTGGGAGATCTTTACAGTGAAAGTACATTTGTAACCACACAGGCATCAAATCATCTAAATGGATCAGTTGTACAAAACATTAGCAATTTATTTTTATATGCCTTAGTTAAAAGTTTTGAGAAACAATATCTAAGCGACTTCCCAGAAGCATATCTAAAATCAGATGTTGACAAACGAGTTTTAATTAAAAATATTACATCATTCTATCAGTCAAAGGGTACTGATAGTTCAATTAAATTTTTATTTAAATGTTTAATTGATAATGATCTAGAACCAGAAGTAAAATATCCTAGAGATTTTACATTAAAGGCATCTGAATCTAAGTGGACCAATGTATATTCATTAAAAGTCAAAATTTTATCTGGAAATCCATTAAACTTGATTGGGAGAACAATCAAGCAAAATGTTGATGGTTCTTATGCTTCTGCTGTAGTTGATAATGTAAAATATGTTGGTAAGTTTAATGGTGAAGATTTATATGAATTAATTCTTGCTGAACAAAGTGTAAATGGTTCATTTTCCATCGCTTCTAAAACCAAACTAACAAAAGAGGTATCTCAATTTGATTCTATTGGAGATAGAATTAATGTATTCTCAACAATGGGATGGGATTCAAAAGGAGAATTTTATATCAGTTCGGAAAAGTTTACATTTGAAGAGAAAAATGTAAATCAATTTATTATTAAATCTAGATCGGGATCTCTTGTACATCCAATTGGATCTTCTGTTACATATGGAGCTAATGTTTCTAGTAATGGTATATCATTATTAGTATATGGTGTTCTATATGCATTAGAGAATCAATATGGTTCACCATATTCAAATCCAGGAGAAATTTTGCAGATTTCGGAACCTGGATTTATCACAACAGATCCTAAAATTTTTGATTCTCAAAATAATCTAAGATGGATCACAAGTTCATCTCCTCCAGGATCTTCCAATCATCCAAGTGTTTCTGCAGCAATTTCAAAATTAAATTCAAATGTATCGGCAATTTTTGAAGATGGTGAAGGTTATTACATAACATCATCTGGATTCCCTTCTCATGATATTATTCCTCTGACTGCTACGATTCCTCAAGATATTGAGGATCAAAAGTTATTGAGAATTATTAGAAAGAATGCAATTTCTACTACAGAAATTTATGAAACTGGTAATAGAGATGTTGGCATTGCAATTAATGGTATTCCACTTCTAAGTTATAAAGATAGTGATGTTGTTTACAATGGTGCCATACAAAAAATTAAAGTCTTAAACCGAGGTTCTGGATACCAAAAAGGTCCATATGTTTTAATTAATAATGTAAGTGGATTAGTAAGAACAAAGTTAGCGGGACAAGTTGTTGAATCTATTATTGTTGATGATACTGGTAATTATGGTCAAATCCCAACTGTAGAGATCACATCTGGCAGAAATGCTACTGCAACGGCAGTTGTAACTAATGGTGAAATTACTAGTATTGTTGTAAATAATCCTGGAGAATATTATTCTTCTCCTCCAGAAGTTAAAATTACCGATGCAGCTGGCAAAGGAAGATTTGCAGATTTTAAGACTATCATTTCTAACGAAGGAAAAGTAGTCGGTTTTGAAAAAATAAAAGGTGGAAGTCTTTATACACAAGAAAATGTTTCGGTTGATCTTATTGCTATTGGTTCTGGAGCAGAAGCAGTTGCAGAAATTAAATCCTGGGTAAAAGACAAATACAAAAAATTTAAATCTCAATTAGATTCAAACAATGGTTATTTCTTCAAAAATTTTGTTAATACACTAGGATACGGATATGCATATTATGCATCTCCATCTGCTTTGCGTTCTACTGATACTGGATCTTCGCACTCCCCGATTATTGGATTTGCATATGATGGCAATCCAATTTATGGTCCATATGGTTATAACAATCCTCTTGTTTTAACAAGTCCAATTGTTAGAATGACATCAAGTTATTCTAAGAATATCAGCAGAAATATTGGTCCGAGCACAGCAATTTATCCAATTGGAACATTTGTTGATGATTATAATTATATTGAAGGTTATGGATCATTAGATCAAAATAACGGAAGATATTGTGTAACTCCAGAATATCCACAGGGAACTTATGCATATTTTATCACAGTTGACGCATCAAATAATCCAGTATTCCCTTATATTATTGGACAAAATTATTACTCATTACCTTTAGATTCAAATTATAACTCCAGTATTTCTCAAGATGACTTGCCTGTTGATGCTAACAGACTTAGAACAAGTGGTATTGATAAAAATGGTGATCTTTCTCATGCAATAATTGAAGATGTTAATAGAGGAAACGTAATATCTGCAACTGTTTTAGATAGCGTGAATAATTTTTCTGTTGGTTCGGAAGTTATTATAAACGACACACAGACAGATGGATTTGGTGCAAAAGCAGAGGTTTCTTCTGTTAGTGGCAGACAAGTTCTTTCAATTGAATCTGAAGATAGTAAAGTTGTTTTATTTGATCTAGTTACTACTGCTTATTTGTTTGATGGAGATACACTCACACAGGCGCTAACAGGTGCCTCTGGAAAAATTGTTGGAGATGTATTCTCTGGGACAAAGGTTGCCCTTAGAAACGTTTCTGGAACGTTTAATTCAAGTGATGTATTGTCTTCAAATACAAAAGTATTATCGTTAATTTTAGATCAAAATTCATCATACACAAAAGGTGCTATATTATCTTTAAGTAATGGCATTAATGCTGCTGTAGCAACTGGCAAAGTCTTGGAAGGGACAACAGCACAAAATACAGTAAAAGTAAAAGTTCTTTCTGGAAATTTTATTGTATCTGATACATTATTCTTAACTAGTTCTGATTTAATTAACACCCCAGGATCAAAAATTGTATCTTTAAACTCATTAAGTAACGATTTAATTATTTTTAATTTGAATGATAGTGTAGCATTACTAACAACTTCGGATGATCATGGAGTTGGATTAGACGAACAAATTACGATTGATATCAATCCAAATGATGCTACAACAACATCAACGTATTATGTAAGAACCCGCATCTATCAAGAAGCAACATTGCAAGCACCAGGAGTAAGTAGAGTCTTAAAAGACACTGGTGTTGGAAGAGTTGCAATTTTAAATGGAGGTGAAAATTATACTGCAGGATCTTATTCAAATATTGCTCTTGTTGGTGGTAATGGAACTAATGCAAAAGCAACTATTGTTGTTTCTTCTCAAGGTTCCGTCACAAGTGTTACGATCAGTGATAAAGGATTTGGATATAATAAATTTGATGTTCTTACAGTTGGCAATGTTGCTCTCAATAAAACTAATTCTACAACTCCATCATTAAAGTTGAGTGTTGATCACGTCGGATTTTCTTTACAAAATTCAAAACTAACTCTTGATAGTTATATCGGTATCACAATTGGAGATTATTTAAAAATCAATGATGAAATTGTAAAGGTATTGTCAAGAACAAATAATACATTTGTTGTAGAAAGATCTCAGAAAGGAACTACAGCAGTAGATCATTTTGATGGTGCAGTTGTTTCAATTTATGATCCAGGATATAATATTTCTCCTGGATATCAACTTGGTTCTGGTTCTGACGATCCTATTGTACTATCATATGATCCAACTACACAAAAAATTGTTTTTGTATATAATTATTCACAAACACTCACTACAATTAGTTCTTTAATTAAAGATTCTGTTTTCTTTGATCAGAGTGTTGATAAAAGACTTGTTACAATTTCTTCAATCACCAAACCAGAAAGATATTTTGAATTTTCTTCTAATAATATAAATTTTGTTAGAAATAAAGTAATTGATATTAAAAAATACTACAAATATAATTTTGATATTTCTCATCCATCAATGAGTGATGTTCGTTTTGATCTTTCTCCAAGTATCAATTTAAATTTAGTAACTCCAGAGAAAGTATCTGTTGGAAATATCATCAGTGTAAAAGTTGGTTTTGGTCCTAGAATCTCATCAAACACATATCAAAATAAAGTTGATATTCCATTTAGTAAGTATTTTTATTATGATAAGAATAATAAAATCAATTCGGAAAAATCTTATCTAAATGTAGTTGATGATCCGCTGCAAGGAAAAAAAATTGCATTATATGTAACATCAAATAAAATTGTATATGAAACATTATTCGCAGCTCCACATGATGGAAGTGGACAAATTTCATATGTATCGGAATCTATTTTCTCCATTGGAAAAATAAATTCGGTTAGAATTACAAATATTGGTAGTGATTACAAAAAAATTCCAATTGTTACTGGCGTAGTTCCATCTGCAGAATATGCTGCAGTTGCAGAATGTACTATTCAAGATGGAAGAATCACTGGAGTTGTAGTAACTGAGACAGGAAAAAATTATTCCAAACCTGTAGTTATCGTTTCTGGTAATGCAGTTTTAACAGCAGTTGCTGATGCTGGTAAAATTACTGGGATTTTAATTAAAAATTCTGGAACTGGTTATACAGAGATTCCAGATATTAAAATTGCAGAGTCAGATATTAAATGTTATTTGAATAGTAAAAACATTGGTATTCCAAGAAATATTAAATTAATTAATAATGGCGGTGCTTATCACAAGGATCTAACATTAAAATCTTCATTTAGATCAAATTATATACTAGTAGTTTCAGATTTTGCTACAGATGCTTTTATTGTTGGTGAAACTATTATTCAAAGATCTGGAAATGTTGAAGTTGCTAGAGCACGAGTAACTTCTTGGAGAAATGGATCAAATATTCTTATTGTTGATAGAGTTCAAGGAATTCTCCGTGAAGGAAAGCAAATCATTGGATTGTCAAATAACAAAACTGCGAAACTACAATCCATTGATTATACGCAGTTTTCTCCTATTATCAAAACTTATTTTGATAATATGGGATATTATCAATCAGATTATGGAAAAATTAGTGACGCAAATCAAAGAATCTCTGACTCATATTATTATCAAGACTATTCATATACGGTAAAATCAAAAACTCCAATTGATTTGTGGAGATCTCTCATAAAGCAAACTACTCATCCAGCTGGATTCCAGTTGTTTGGAGAGGTTCTGATTGAGTCTGGTGCTCAAAATAGAATGAGTGCCAACACAAAATCTACAAAAACAAGTATTGTCCAATTGTGGGATCCCAATAAAAATAAAGTTACCGTAATTAATACAAAGAGAAAAATTACTCAGAGTATTATTGCTACAAAATCATTAAATGTTGAAAAAGGAGTTGGATCAGTTTCTGTTGACAGTGCAAATACATCAGAAATTCGTGCTAAAAGAGTTTATCTAAATGCTCCATTTGACGGTGCATTTACAGATAAAGGAAATCTTGAAGGAACTACTACATTTAATATTGTTGACGTAAATGGCAATTCTGTAAATCCATATAATTCACAAGCACTAATTATTACTCTTGACGGCATAATTCAAGAACCAGGGACTGCATATACTGTTTCTGGCGATAAAATTACGTTTAAAAATCCACCTCTTGGTCAGTCCATTGAAGATGGGCAGATTGCTCCTGGAGTAAGATTCTATGGTAGATTATTTGAATTTAAAAATCCAACATTAAATCAAAGATACTTAAAGAAAATTAGAAATATTTTCCAGAGAAATGGAAGATGGATAGATTCCGCAAATCAACTTGAGTTTAATAGAGCATTTATTCAAGCAGAAACTCTTGGTTATATCAAATCAAAATATCCATCTTTAACGTGGAATACTCTTGGTTCAAAATGTTCTAGAGATATTGGTTACATCATTGATGCTTTGGCACATGATTTAAGGTTTGGAGGAAACGAAAAAACCATTCTATCAATAGAAAAATATTTCAATTTTGGAACATTAAGTTATATTGATGGAGATGAAGTTGATGCAACCATTGAAGCATTTGGATATGCTGTTCGTCTATGCAAACTAGCAATGAGAAATTGGGATGTTGTAGAACCAGGAGCATCTTGGACTCCAGGAACAAACATCATTGAAATTGGTGATACAAGAAATGTTGCTATTGGTATGAGAATTAGTGCTGGGAGAGCATTTAGTTCTGATACTATCATTACAGAAATTCTTGATAGCACAAGATTAAAACTGAGTAAAAACGCAATTCCACTATCAAGTTCTTCTGCTCAAACTATAACAACTAACACAACTCCCGCATCAAGTGTAGATACTACTGCTGCAATTATCCAAATTGCTCCAGGAATATTTTTACAGATTTCTCCTGGAAATTATTATGCTATTACTCCAGCAAGTGGACTCACAATTTCTGATAATGCCGTTGTAACATTCTTATGGAGCGGTTCAAATACTGGTACATATATAGATGCTGCAGATCTTATTATTGCCAATAAAATTAATATTCAAAGAGAAGCAGCTTATAGAATTTATGAAGAATTCCCTGGATTCATTTATCCAGGAGTCCCAGAAGAAGCATATAGATTTAAAGATGCTAGGAGGTTAATTTATAAGAATCTTGATGATATTGTATTGGATACTTTGGTTGAGATAGAAAACGAATTCGGCACTCAGTATGCGACATCATCATGTGAAAGAGATTTGAAAATTATTCTAGTAGCAATTGCCGAAGATGTGGCTCGTGGTGGAAACTCAGCTACTATTGAAGTTACTAACGCATATTTTGATTTCCATGATGCTCTTGATGGGGAAAGAACGGAATCAATTCATGCGTTTAATTTTGCAAGAGATTTGTGTATTGCTGCAGTTAATAATTTAGGAGCGGTTATTGATCCAAATATTACTAGCGTTCCAGAATGTTCAAATGTAAATTCTGCAATTACTTCATTGTTTGGTATTCTAACTACAGCAATCCAAAACAACCAAAAACCAAACATTACAAAAAATACTGGAATCACTTCTTGGGTAAAAACAGAAGATTTATGTCTACGTGACATTGGTTTATTTGTTGATGCGGTTGTATATTCACTACGTTATGGTGGCAATGAAAAAGTAATTAAATTTGCAAATTCATATTTTGTAAACAATCAACGTGTACATATTGCTGGTGAATTGTCAGAATCAATTTACGCCTACAACCAGGCAGCTTTACTGATGATTGATGCAATGCTAAATCAAATTAGTGGCATCACAATTATTGCTCCTGTAACAGATCCAAATGTTAGATTGGATACTGTATCTCCATTATGTGCTCAAGTTGAAAGTGCAATAAACACATATGCACAGATTGTTGAAGATACATTAGAAGGAGGACCAGATAGAATTGATGTAATTCCACAAAATCCAAATTCAACTGGATATTGGACTACCTTAAGGTCATACTCAAATATTGATCTGATTCGTGATATTGGATTGAGATATAACACATTTACTGAATGTGAAGATGTTGCTTCTGCTTTAGATTCTCTATATGATGTGATTAGACAAACTTTAGTAACTGGACCAGGGACTGTAGAAGTTTCATATCCAGATTATATTAATGGGGAGAATACAATTTTTGATTTATATTATTCTGATGGTTCTCCAGTTCAAACAGATTTAAATGAGAATCTTTTTGTTGGATTGAGTGGAATATTACAACACGATTCTGCATATTATATTGATAGATCATCAATTCCCAATAAAATTGTATTCTCATCTCCACCAATTTGGGGGCAAGAAGAAAATGTAAAATTAGTTCAAGAACCTTTAGCAGTAGAAAAATTCTTTGCACATACGATAGGAAACTATATCCGTTGTGAAATTGATAAATCTGGTATTCTTGACGGATCTCCAGGTCCTTTCCTAATCTTAAACTCCAAAGATAAGAAAGTGAAAACCATTGATGACGGCAATTTTGTATTGGTGTTTATTGATGGTACTTTACAACGAGAAGGAGACTCTTATCAAATTAATGGTCCAGCAATTACTTTTACTAGAGATATTTTTTCAGAGAATAATATTGAAATTATTCTTTTATATGGAAGAGATATTGAGCAGACTATTACTTTATATGACTTTGAAAGGAATACTTACTATAACAAATTAATCCTGACATGCGATGCTGGTTCTCCCAATTCCTTTGTTGATTGGGAAACTTGGTATAATACATCATATGATAAGTTCCAAGTTGCATATCAAAAAATTAGTGGAACGAAAAGATTTATTGGCAATGTAAAATCATATTACAAAACATCCAATAAACTTGTGATTACACTTGCTGGTGGTAATCCACAATTAGTCAATTCAACAATATTCTTTGCTGCAGAAGATGACTTCTCAGATGAGTATGAGTTAGTATTTACTACAAATAGTATTACTGTTGTTAGAGATGAAGAGAATGATTATAAGATGCAGAGAAATTCTGCTACATGGTTGTATGATACAAAAGAAGCAGATATCTCCTTTTATGAAAAGAAGCGTTTATTAGCAAATCTAAATGCTGGTGATATTATCAAAATTGATGGCGAAAACCAATACAGAGACATTAAAGAACTGCCACAATATGTAAATCCAAAAAATTATAATCCATCCCAAGATGTATCAAATGACTTTTTTGGGTCTGTTGTTACAAGCAATTATAATGGAGAAACTACTGGTGTTGGATTGAGCGTTACTTGCAGTATTCAAGCAGGAAAAGTTAATAAAATTACTTGGAATAAAAAAGATTTACAGCTTTTATATAATACTGGTATTATTCAACCAACAACTGCATATGGATATGAGACAACACCAATTTTACATTTCATACCCGTAGATCAGAATGGTGGTGGAGCTAGAGCAGAAGTTATTGTTTCTCGTGGACAAATAATTGATATTGTCATCACTGATTCTGGATCTGGATACACAAAACCACCAAGAGTTGTTACTGCAAGGCAGTATGATATTATCAAGCAAAGAGGAAGAAAAATTGATAGTTTTATTCAACTGACAGTTGGAACTCAAATTATACAACAATCTCCAGTAGCAACAAATTTAATTGTTGAATTTTCTAGAGGAATTGAGACCGTTTATTCATTCATAACTTCCGTTTCTCCATCTTCTAGTGCAAATTGTGTAATTACTTTAAATAGAGAAATTGATCTTTCTCCTCTTTCTGTATCCAAAGAAGTTTTATATATTCGTCCAGCAAGTATTGGTCAAGTTTCTTCTCCAACAAATCAAAGTGATTCTTACATGCTAAGACAATATTATATTGATAGAACTGTAGAATCTCAACCCCTTTTACTAGCAACAGTTGAGAGAATGTTCAATCACTATGTTGGATTTGTTGACCATCGCGGATTAAGTTTCTCAACAAACTTGGCAAGTGGAACTTTAGGTCCGTCATTTGCACAATGGGAAAATGCAAAGTTTATGGATACTGGTAATATTCTCTCTACTGGAGGAACACCAGTTTCTGCAATAACCATTGAAGATTTTATTATGAATGGATTTACTGTTGGAGATTTTGATAATTACGCAGGTTCAAATATTATATCAACAGGAAATCTATTTAATCTTGCATATCCATCAATAAATTACTACTTATCAATGGTGGAAACTGATGACATCCCCGCGATAGGTAATCCTGGATATCTTGCAACAAATGCTGTTATCTATGCTAATACATCAAAATTCCCATCATCTGGAACTATTTTGGTTGGCAAAGAACAAATTTCTTATACCAGCAAGTTGAGTGATCGTTTCTTAAATTGTACACGTGGAGTAAATGGAACACCTATTGAGTTTCATGCTTTGGGAGACTACTTAAGAAACGCCCTATAAATAAATATAAATAACTCGGATTCAGTCTTACTATACAGACAAAAGTGCTATGGCAGCTATTATTTCAGAAAAGTTTAGAATTTTTAATGCGAAACAATTTCTAGAATCCCTCAGTGAAGGTGCTAACGACGCCGCATCTGATCGTACTAGAATGTATTTCTTCGTAGGAAGATCGTCTAGTTGGAGTGCTTATCTTGAGATTTTCAACGTAGTTGGAACTTTCCAGGTAGGAGAAACAGTTAGTGGTGGGGGATGGAGTGGACAGGTTTCCAAAGTTTACTCAAACAGTCTTTTGGTAAGTAACGTTCTTCCAACATCAACAACAACTCCAGCATTTGGAACTACAATTACTGGTGGTACTTCAACTGCTACTGCTAAATCTGGTGTATACAGATATGCTACAGAAGAGGTTCCGCCTGCTCCACTTGATAATCAAACCGAGAAACAAGAAATTTATAACGAATTGATTGCTGCCAAACGTATCACTTCTCCATTTGCTCGTCTTGTTGTTCCTCGTTTTAATTGGAACTTAACTCTGAATCCAGTTTTTGATATGTATCGTCCAAACTACGCACCAACTCCTGGTGGTGGTGGTGCGATTGGTATTCAAACTGCTAATGGATCTTCATCACTTGCAACATCAAAATTCTATGTGATGAATTCAAGATACGAAGTATTTAAGTGTCTTTACAATGGTCAGAGACCAGCTAACCCACAAGGTCAAAACGCCACATACGAACCAACATCACAACCAGTTGCTGGTCAAGGAACATTTATCAATGGTATTTTTGAAGAACCATCAGGTACTGCTGGGTATGTTTGGAAGCATATGTACACTCTAACAACTGGAGATGTGCTTGCATTCTTGTCCTCAGATTTTATGCCAATTGCCGAAACTTCTGAAGCTTCAAGAGTTGCTGTGCAAGCAGCAGCAATCCCAGGTGCTATTCATGTTGCTGTAGTCAGAAATGCAGGATCAGGACTTCCTGCAAATGCTACACTATACACAAGAGTATATGGGGATGGATCAAACGGAATTGTTAAATTTACAACCGATGGTAGTGGTGCGGTAACCAGTGCAACAATGAACAACATTGGATCTGGTTATACATACGGAAATCTCCTCTTAGTAACAGGAAAAGTTTACACTGATGCAGCACTTACAACTGCTGCTGCTGCCTTTACTGGAACCGCTTCTATTGAAGTTGTTATTTCATCGGAAGGTGGTCATGGTTCAAACGCAGAAATGGAACTTTTTGCAAAAAGAGTAATGACAAATATTCGTCTAACATATGACGAAGGATTTGGTGATTTTCCAGTTGATAATGATTTCCGTCGTATCGGTATTATTCAAGACCCTCTTCAATACGGCAGTTCTTCTTTTGCTACAAATAACACATTAAGAGGAACCTCAGTACTAAAAATCAATGGTGCGACGGCAAATTACAACGTTGACGAAGTAATTTCACAGACTGTTACTGGCGGAAAGGCGTATGGAACTGTTGTTTCATGGAATTCAACTAATGGCATCTTAAAATACTTCCAGTCTTCACAAATTCACGCAGATGCTGGAGTAGTAAGAGCATTTACATCAAATGCATCAAATGCTATTGTTGGAGCAAGTTCACTTGCTTCGGGTACAGTTGATACTTCTCAAAATACTATTCTTTCTGATATTTCGTTTACTGGTGGTCTTGCGTCTCCAGAAATTCAACCAAACTCGGGAGAGGTCGTATACATAGAGAATAGAAGACAAATTACTAGAGCTCCTGATCAAATTGAGGACATTAAACTAGTAATTGAATTCTAATTTTAATCAAGTTAGACGCGGTGTGAGATGCCTCAAAAAACCAATCTAAACGTAGCTCCTTTCTACGACGATTTTTCCCAGGATAAGGATTATTATAAGTTACTGTTTCGTCCTGGGTATTCTATCCAGGCAAGAGAACTAACACAGTTGCAATCTGTTTTACAGAATCAGATTGAGCAATTTGGTAAGTATGCTTTTAAACAAGGAGAACTTGTGATCCCTGGTGAGGTTGGTCTTAATACCAAATTACATTTTGTAAAATTGTCTTCCGTTTCGGAAATTCCAGTTAATGTAAATGGTAAGATTGTATATAAAAAATACGATGTAAAGGAATTAAAAGATAAAAAGTTAAGAGGTCTTACATCTGGAGTAGTTGCTTCTGTAGTAGAAGCAGAGATATCAACCGAATTGACTGCAGATGTAATTTTTGTAAATTATGTAAACAGTGGCGATGCTGGAAATGAAACTACTTTCAGACAAGGAGAGACTCTGGAAGTAGTTGATGGTATTAACACTCCACTTTTAGTTGTTGGCACTGATGGTAGTGTGCTACCAACATCAATTTCAATTACAAATCCAGATACAAAAGAAACTACATTTATTGATAGTCCAGCAATGGGATATGCTTCTGCTGTAAAAGTAGAAGAAGGTATCTATTTTGTAAATGGTTATTTTGTAAGAAATGAAGCACAGATGCTAGTAGTTGATAAGTACTACGATAAACCATCTGCAAAAATTGGATTCAAAATTACGGAAAGTATCGTAACTCCAGAAGAAGATGCTTCTTTATATGATAATTCAATTGGATCTAGTAATTACACCGCTCCAGGAGCACACAGATTAAAGATTTTTCTTGATCTAGTAAAATATACTTTAGAAGAAATCACTGATAAGAATTTCATTCAACTTCTTACTGTAAAAAGAGGTGCGATTCAAAGTCAAGTAACGCAAACTGATTATAATTTACTAGAACAAACACTTGCCAGAAGAACGTATGATGAGTCTGGTGATTATGTTGTTGATAATTTCTCTTTGGATATCAGAGAATACTATCAGAAAAATGGCAATTTGGGCGTATATTCTGCTGACGAATTTGGAAAAATAAATGGATTCACGTTACAACAAGCATCAGATAAACTTGTAGCTAGTGTTGGTCCAGGTAAAGCATATATCAAAGGTTTTGAAATTGTAAATAAGGAAACCAAATACTTACCCATCAATAAAGCAAGGGAAACTCTTGATAGAGATGATATTCGTTTAAAGACAAAAGGACTTCCTACTTACAAAATTACAAATACATTCGGATCAATTCCATTAAATGCAGAAGCGCCAGAATTAACTGCATATCCAAATATTTTCTTATGCTCCACATTTAATGATGGATCTATTGGTTTAAGTAATCAAGAAGGAACTAACGATTCAAAACAAACTCTTGATCGTAGAGGAATATTTTTTGATATTGATTCTGGAATCAAAACAATCTATATCAATATAGATCCATCTTTTGCAAATACTTATTCAACTTTATCAGACGCTAATTTTCAATCTGTCCTTGGAACAATTTGGTTTATTCAAACAAGGACTGATGCTGGGCAACCTTCAGTTGTAAATTCAGTGCAATCTATTGCATATTCAAAAGTCGGAAGAATTGAAGTGAATCCATCTTCTGGCGTGAGTTACTTAGAGTTAACAATTACTGGCAGAAAAGATTATCTAGATAAGTATTTTGTTGACTATGATGATGGATCTTCTTCCAGATATAGGGAAGTCTTTTTATCTGAGTCTTCTGCTAGAACACCAGGATCTCTTCCATTTGGAACAATTGTTGATTATAATGAAACGGTTACCCCAATTATCGGAACAGCAAAACCAAGTAACTTTACTTTACTTGAAAAAGGAAGTGGTTTTAATCCAGATACTGATGTTATTGTTTCAAAAGGTAGAAAAGACAATGGAAGTTCCATTTATAATACTACCTTTGGACTATCATATTTTGATCCTCAATTCTTTACCAAAATTCTTTTAGACGAAGCAATTAGCGTACAAGATAGTTTCACACCAGGACAGTATGTATATGGTCTTGAGAGTGGCGCATATGGCGTTGTAGAGGGTTCTTCCAACGGTTTCTTTAGCAGCACTAAGACACTAATGGTAAAGACCCTCTTTGGCACATTTAAGACGGGTGAAGCAATTAGAGATGAAAAGAATAATTCTCTGAGAATTGCTAAAGATAATACCGTTTCACATTTTATTATTAATAATAGAGGTGGAAATTATGTAAATGGAACTTTACTAAGAATTGATGGTGTTGAATTTGATGCATCAAAGATTGATCTAGATCTAAATGGAAGCGGAGCGATTGTTAAAGCTACAATCATCAACAGAGAATTAGTCAGTACCGAATATTCAAGACCACCAATTGTTAATGTAGTTCAGGGAACTGGTGGTGGCACACCAACAGCAGCAGTAATTACTCCTGTTCTTGTTAGAAATGCAGTAACAACATTTACTCCACAAAATGTAAAATCATTCTTCTGTGAGTATGGTTCTGGTGGTGAAAACACCTTTACCTCGGATATTGAAATCAATAAAGAAAAATTTGCTGAAGTAACTTCTGTAACAGAATTTACTTTTAGTGGAGAAAGAGGAAGAAAATATATTGAATGTAATGGGTTTGGTGGAGATTCAACTAGATATCTACAGCAGGGAGATCTTGTACAATTTACAGATAAAACTGATACTATTATTCGTGGTATTGTACAATATGCAACTAGACCAGAAGGTGTTTTAAAATCAAGAATTTATTTTGATAGATCTTTACCACAAGATGTAAGTAATGCTAGCGTAGTAAGAGTTCGTCCATCAATTAGTAACTTTAATCAGGGAACTCTGCTTTATAAAACTGGAACAAATCAAGTAAGTTCTATTGTAGCATCCAGTGAAGACTCTAGGATTTCTTACTATCTCAGGAGAGATTTTGTTAGCAAAGGTGTTGGCGGTGCTGGAGTAATTACATTTGCAGCTCAATTGCCATTTGGAACTCAGAGATTTGTTTCATTTAGCGAAAGTAATTTTATTGTTACAGTTCTTGATCGTGGAAATGCTCCAATTAATGTTGTTAAAGAAGGCGACATTGTTTATATCACAGAGAATCAAGTTTCAATTAAAGCATCAACAGATTCTGCGAGTGGTTTAACTTCGGGTAGCGTAACTTTACAACTTCCATCAACATATTTTGGCAATATTCCTGTAGGTGGAATATATCCAACTCTAAAACTAACTGCAACGTTAGAAGTAACTAAAGCAAAACCAAGACTAAAAACAGCAATTGCAAATAAAAGAATTGTAATTGATTCTATTGGCGATAAAATTATTCCTTTCCGTGGAAAAGACTATGATAGTGAAGCATTAGATGTCTATAGTTTTGCTGATGCTTATAAATTAAGATACGTTTATGAAGGATCTCCTTCTGAACCACCAACTGTAGATAGAAACGGAAATCTTGTTAGTGGTATTGATGTTACTAATCGCTATACTTTTGATGACGGTCAAAGAGACACAATTTACGATGTATCAAGAATTATCTTGAAACCTGGATTTGATGCTCCTACTGGTCAACTTGTAATTGCATTTGATTATTTTGAACATACTCAAGGAGATTTTTGCACAGTAGATTCTTATTTACATGAAGCAGGTGTTGGTCCAGACGAAATTCCATTTTTCAATTCTCCCGCACTAGGAAAAGTTTCACTGAAAGACGTTCTTGATTTTAGACCAAAAGTAGATAATAATTCAATCATTTCTGGATTCCAAAATAATTCTCTATTATCATCTTCAAATACCAGATCATTCACTGGAACTGGTGGAGTAGTTTCAAGTACACCAGCACCAGATTCAAATCTGGAATATACTTTCTCGTTCACACAAACACAGTATCTTGATAGAATTGATGCTTTATTTTTAGATAAGAAAGGGGAGTTTATTATTAAAGAAGGAAATTCTTCTCTCAATCCATCTAAACCAGATCCAATCAGTGATGCAATTCCTTTGTATTATATTTACGTTCCAGCATTTACACAGAATAATAAAGATGTAAGAATTACTCCTGTTGACAATCGTCGCTATACCATGCGTGATATTGGAAAACTAGAGAAAAGAATTGAGCGTTTGGAATATTATACTTTGCTAAGTGTTTTAGAGCAACAAGCATTGAATATGCAAATTGTTGATTCTACTGGACTCAACCGTTTTAAGAGTGGATTTATCGTTGATAATTTTGAGACACACAAGATTGGATCATTGAGTTCTTTGGACTACAAGTGTTCAATTGACACTCAACAATCTGTTATGCGTCCACAATCAAAAGAATCTTCATTTGATTTAGTTGAAGTTAATTCAAGAAACGATCAAAGATCTGTTGCTGGTTATCAGAGAACTGGGGATCGTGTTACATTGCCATATACAGAATTGCAATTATTAGGCAATTCATTTGCAACAAAGACTATCAATCCAAATCCGTTTGTTGTTTTACAGTATGTTGGAGATTCATTTATTGCTCCAAATGCAGATTCTTGGTATGATACTACAGTTGCTCCATTAGTAACAGATAATAATACCAACCTATATTCTATTTTCCTTGCCAAGAATGAAATTAGAGATGCATTCTCTAGTCTTTATAATTCATACAAGATTAATTGGATTGGTGCAAATAGATCATTCTTTAATATTGGATCTTTTGCAGAGGTTAACACCAATGTTGCAGACTCTACTGTAACTAGCGCATCTGTTGGTAGTTCTTCAAACATCAGTCCAGAAAATAACGAAATTGGAAAAGGAATTACTACAAGAGGAGTAGGATCTAGTGTTGTTGCTACATCACTATCATTCTTTGCTAGAAGCATTCCAGTTCAGTTTAAAATTAATCGTCTAAAACCAAACACAAATGTTTACGTCTTTATGGAAGGCAGAAATATTGCAAGATGGGTTAATCCCGATTTTAGATACACTGGTATCGCAGGTAATTCTTTATCTGCATTTAATGGAAGTATTAAGACAGATGAAAATGGAAATGCTAGTGGAATTATTTTAATTCCTGCTGGAAAACCACCACGCGAAAATGCTGTTTGGACTGGTAATGTAGATACAGTTGTATACGATGATGATGCAGATGAAATCAGATTTACAACTGGTATTAAGACAATTAGATTTACATCTAGTTCTACTGATCAAATAAAAGATGTTGTTGAGACTTATGCAGAAGTAAAATATTATGCAACAGGATTACTACCAGAAAATCCAGCATCTATTGTTTCAACAACACCAGCATTCTTTAAAGCAAACGAAGGAACTCAAATTACTGGAAGCAATACCGAAAATCCCATTAAACCAAATCCACTTGCTCAGACATTTACTGTTTCTGGATTTACTGGAGGATTATTTACTACTGGCGTAGATCTATTTTTCTCACAGAAGAGTAGCAATATTCCTATTAGAGTTTACTTGACTGATGTTCAAAACGGAAAACCAGGAAAGAATATTATTCCTGGCACTCAACAAGTAGTATCTCCAAATACTTATTTGCGAGTGGTTGCTAGCGACACTCTCACAATTAAGAAAGGAGAAAAGGTTACTGGTGGAACTTCAAATGCATCGGGTCCAATTTCAAAACTATTTGATAAAAACAACATTGAAGTTACTCCATCAACAACAGGAGTATTTACTCTTACTAGCGATCAAGTATATACATTAGTTCTTGATAACTATAACGGCAAATTCTTTAAGCAAGATGAAACTCTAACTGTACCTTCACTAACAACGTACAATAATGCTCAGAATACAAATCTAATATTAAAGATTACTAAAAATTCTGGAAGAGTTACTGATTTACGTGTTAAAAATACTGGATCTAATTATGAATCTGCAATTATAACTATTGAAAGTCCACAACTTCCAGGTGGTGGAAATGCAACTGCGACCTTGAGAGTATCTAGAGGAAAAGTATATTACTCGGAATTAGTTCTTTCTGGATCCGACTATACGGAAGCACCCGCTGTTGTCATTCGTGGAACTGGCGCTGGAAACGCTGGTGCAGAAATTGAATCAGTAATTACGATTGATACTCCAGCAGTTCGCATGGGTATCGCCGTTGATGAAACTGGTGTAACACGTTCAATCACACCAACTAAGTTTACATTTGATTATCCAGTATATCTACAAAATGATACTGAATATGCATTAGTAATTGAAACGGATTCAATTGATTATCTATTATGGGCATCAAAACTTGGTGAAATTGAAATTGCTACCAACACCACAGTAACGACTCAACCTGCTCTTGGGTCTCTATTCAAATCACAAAATACAGATGCATGGACAGAAGATTTATTTGAAGATATTAAATTCAGATTGTATCGTGCAGAATTTGATACTACAAGAACAGCATCTCTTCTCCTTACAAATCAAAATCTAGGATATGAGAGACTATCAATTGATCCAATTGAAACAAACGCTGGATCAAATACTACAGCAACATCAACTTTATTTAAAAATAATAATTTTGTAGTTAAGGTCAATCATCCAGATAATGGATTTGATTCTGATGGTAAGTCGTATGTATTTTTCAGGGGAGTGAAAGATGTTGGAGGAGTAACTGCTTCGCAATTAAATAGTGATTTATTTAAAGCAACTAATACAGGAATTGATTATTATAATATTACTTCCTCAAATAGAGCTTCCGCAAATTCTTTTGGTGGAGGATCAACAATTCTTGCCTCATATAATAGAAAGTATGAAAAAATTCATGCTATCGTTCCAAATCTATCATTCAGTCAAACAAAAATTGATAGCTTTGTAAAAACCACAAACATTTCTCCAGTTGATGATAATGTAAAAACATTTACATCATATTCACAATCTGATTACGAAAAGACATTCTTAAACGAAGATTTCTTCTTCATCAATCAAAAAGTATTAGCATCCAGAGTTAACGAAACTATTAATAATATTAATAGATCATTAACATATAAGTTAGATTTTTCAAGTAGTGTTTCATATCTATCTCCAATGATTGATCTTTCAAGATCTTCAATCAAAGTAATTTCAAATAGAGTTGAAAACGCAAGTGGAATGGAATCTAGATTTGGGCGCAGAAATCAAATCTTAGAGTTCTATCCAGTTTATACTTTCTTAGTAGATGGAGTAAATACCCAAGGAGGTGAACTAATCTCAAATAACCAAAAGATTACTGGATTAACAACTAAAGCATCTGGTCAAATTGTTAAAGTCCAAGGAGTTACTGTTTTTGTAAAACTAAAAACAACAAACTCATTTACGCCAGGTGAGGTGTTGCAGTTTGAAAATAATACTTTTAATACACCTCCAACAGTAGCATTTTCTGGTGTTTCTCAAGTAACATTCCAAATTCCAAATACAGTATCCCCACCAACATATGTAACAGCAAGAAATCCTTCTGTCCCAGCAGCAACTTATACAAATAAGATTACTGGCAAGATTGTGTTATGGAATCAAAAGAGTGGTCAGCTAACTGTTATCAATGATAAGCAACCAATCAATGATGACTATGTTAGTGCTATTGTTGAGGGAGCAGATTTTACTAGAAATGCATCTGTAGATTTCCAGGATAATGATATTTTCCGTGTTGGTGACTTAATTTCTTATCCGAATCAACCACCGACAGAACAAAAGTTCATTGAAGTATCTAAGGTTTCCTATAGTGATGGTGCTGATTTTATTTCAGATAAACAATCAAAAAATAGTTCAAGTATTGCCAAGTATGTGACAAAAGAAATTGCAATTGAAAACCCAGCTACTGCAATTGATGTAAGAACAACAATTAACACCAGTGATATTCAAAATATCAAAGTTCTTTATAGAATCAAAAAATCTTCTTCGCAAGAAAACTTTGAGGATATTGAGTGGGAGTATTTTAATGAGACTGGCATTCCAGATACCGATATAGTTGCATCATCAGAAAATGCTATTAGTGGAATTACAGAAAAACAATCTTCGTATCAAGAATTGACTTATAGTGTTGATAATCTTCCAGAGTTCTCATCGTTTGCAATCAAGATCGTTATGAAATCAAGTAATCCTGCATTTGTTCCAAAAGTACAAGATCTGCGAGCAGTAGCATCTTATTGATATGAAACATATTAAAGTGAAAAATGAAGACCACCTGTATCGTGACGTTGATACGGGTGCAATCATAAATACTGACAGATCTGCTTTTGAAAAATACAAAAGATCCAGGAATAAGTTTCGTAATTTTGAACAGGAACTGGATTGTATGAAAAATGAAATTAGTGAGATCAAATTTCTATTACGTCAATTAATACAATCAAATGGTACTCAGGAACGTCACTAAGCAATTTACATTTGAACAGCAGAGACAGGAAATTAATCAAATTGCTGTTGATTTAGATTCCATCAATACTACGCTGGTAAATTATAATGCATCTGATTGGGATACAGCATATAGTTGGGGAAATCATGCTAATGCTGGATATTGGGTTCAAAACAATACTAAGATTTCTAATTGGGACACTGCATACAGTTGGGGCAACCATGCTAATGCTGGATATTTAACATCTTATACAGAAACTGATCCTATATTCAATGCTTCTCCCTCAAAAAATATTACAAACACCGAAATTAGTAATTGGAACACTGCATATAGTTGGGGGAATCATAGTACTGTTGGATATTTAACTTCATATACAGAAATTGACCCAATATTTGCTGCATCGCCTGCGGCAACAATTACAAATACAAACAAAACAAATTGGGATACTGCATATAGTTGGGGAAATCATGCGTCTGCTGGTTATTGGGTTCAAAACAATACTAAGATTTCTGAATGGGATACAGCATATAGTTGGGGAAATCATGCTAATGCTGGTTATATTACTGGCATTAGTAACCTTTCTATTGATGCACTAAATGATGTAGCAATTACTTCTCCTGCAAGTGGACAAGTACTTTCATACAATAGTTCAACTGGTTTGTGGGTAAATTCTGCCCCAGCTGGGGCGCCTGCTGGTGGTTTAAATACTGAAGTTCAATTTAATGATAATGGCGTACTTAGTGGTGATAGTGGATTTACTTATAGTAAATCTGCTAAAGTTTTATATGTCTCAAGCATTAATACAAACCGAGTCATTGAAAGCGCATTGCTTAAATCGGATTCTTTGAGTGGTTCAAACGATGCTACGGTTTACTTGCAAAATAATGCAGTATATTATTATACAACTAATGCTAGTGGAGACTGGACTGTTGATGTAAGAAACTCATCTTCAATTTCTACTCTGCAACAGTTGATAGGAATTGGTGATTCTCTCACCTTTGTAATTTTGGCGACTCAAGGATCAACTGCGTATCGTAATACTACTTTCAAAATTGATAATAGTGTGGTAGTACCAAAATGGTCTGGTGGAACTGCATTTCCTGGAGGAAATGCAAACTCAATTGATGTTTATACTTATACAATTATCAGAACGGGCAATAATGCAACAATACAATGGACAGTTTTAGCTTCACGGGATAAATTTACATAAAAAGTTTAATTAAAAGGGCAATAAATACTATTGACATCATTCTTAATTGATAATTATGGATCCTTCATCACTAAGACTTGAGTTTGAAAAGCAAGTTAAAGATTGCGATGTAAAAATTGCTCAAACAGAAGAGCAACTTACCAAACTAAAAGAGTATAAAATAAAACTACAAGGAGGACTAGAAACTCTAGAACTTCTATCCCCAAAGACCGAGGAGCAGGTAGAGACACAGGATGGTCTCCCTGGACCTACGACACCTGCCTCTGAAGAATAAGATTGAACCCTCTCTAAATACTAGAGAGGGTTTTTATTTCCAGTATGGCATCTACAAATTTAAAATACGTTGATCCGTCAAATACTATTGAATTTCAAAGAGTTGCGATTAACGAGATTGCTGCAGATATTCATGCTGCATATGTTGGAACTGCCGACTTAAATGTTGCCAGACTACAAGTAGGTGGTGCAGACGTTGGTGCAATTTCAGATCAATTAGATAAAATTGTTTTCTTCTATTATGGTGGGTTTTCTACAAATAGAACAATTTCTTCACCAAACAAATTTGGCGAAGTGTATACACACGTAGATGCTACTGTTGATATTGAATCTGGAATAACAGTTACAGTTGATAGCAATTGTGTTCTTGCTCTAACTGATACCACAGAATATTTCTTCTTCTCAAATCCAACTGAACAAACTAATCTACCAAAACTTACAAATTTTGCTGATAATGTTAGAACAACTTTTACTCAAAATGTATCGTTAGTTGGTGATAAAAAAGTTGGATACATTATTTTGCCAAGTGCATATGAAAATGATGTTCCAATTGATATTGAGAACGGAGTGGAAGTTATTATTGGAGACCAAGCAGTTCTCATCGTATAAATAACCCAAGGAATAAGTATTGCCATCTACGGAATAAAAAAGCATGTCCACATTAAGAGTAGACAATATTAAGTCGCGTACTGGAACGACGGTCACAATTCCAGATTCTCAAAACTTAGCAGTTACTGGAGCTTTAACTGTTAGTGGAACTCAAAGTTTTGGTCCTGGCGCGGCATTGAATCTTCAAGGAGAAAACATCAATAGCGGTGTTAGAGGAGATATTTTATATTATGACTCTACTGGACAAATTGCTAAGTTAAACATTGGTGCTGCTGGTGCAGTTCTAAAGTCCAATGGAACAGATGTTGCATGGGGTGCTATTGGTGGTGCAACTAATGTATACTATGTTGCAACAAATGGTGTAGACGCTGCTGGTCGTGGAGGATCAATTGATACAGCATTCAAAACATTAAAATATGCATCTCAGAATATTGGAACACCATCAATTGTAAATCCAGCAGTTATTTTTATAAAAGCTGGAACATATACTGAAGTACAACTACCGATTGTTCTTCCTCCGTTTACAACTGTTGTTGGTGATAATCTCCGTGCAACAATCATTAAACCAGGAACTGGTCTTGATTCTTCTGGTTCTGTATTAAACACAAAATCAACATTATTCCGTCTGAGTAATGGAACTATTATACAAGACGTAGTTCTTGACGGAATGGGAGGATATACTCCTGGAACACCTGCTTTTGATCCAGATGCAGGAACCTTGGGGGGAGTTTATTTTGCTCTTAGTGCGGCAAGTCCAATCTTAGATAAATCACCGTACATTTATAATGTAACTTCTTTTGGTGCTGGAGCAACAGGTGCTTTGGTAGATGGTGGATTGCATGGCAGTGGTAATCGCAGTATGTTATTCCACACCTATACTGCAATTCACAGTGATGGACTGGGTATCTGGGCAAAAGACAATGCAAACGTTGAGGTTATTTCTGGTTTCACTTATTACTGTCAAGTTGGATATGCCGCAACTGGTGGATCTAAAATCAGATCACTAAATTCAAGTAATTCTTATGGCGAATACGGAGTATATTCTGCTGGATTTGATGCCACAGAAACTCCAAATCAAGGAACAGTTCAAGGCACGATGCTCAACTATGTGAATGTTCTCACTACAGAGTTTATATTAGGAGAAACAATTACTGGTGGAACGTCTGGAGCAACTGCTCGTGTTGTTAATGTTCAGGCACAACCAAAGACTTTATATATCGTACAAAATAGCGGAACTTTTGCAGCTAACGAAATAGTTACTGGATCTTCTTCTGGAGCAACAGCAACTCTTGCAGCAGCAAACGTAGAAACAAATCAGTCTGGAAGAATCCTCGTTACAACTTTTGCATCATCGGCAGCTGCTGGTGATTCTCTGCAGTTTGCAACAACTGATGGTAACGCATATCAGATTCAAACAGTAAGTTCTGTCACTGCTGGAGTAACTACATATCATGTATTAGTATTTTCAACCTCACGTGCAACTCCTGTAGGATCTGGAACTACCGTTCTTGTAAGAAAAGAATTTAGTCTTGTTAGACTAACAGGACACGATTTTCTGCAAATTGGAACAGGAGATTCTACAACAACAAATTGGCCAGGAAACCCCACACAGGCGCCATCACAAGCAGATCAAATTGTAACTAATACTACTGATCCTGGTCGTGTGTATTATGTTGCAACTGATGAACTTGGCAATTTTTATGTTGGTGATTATTTCAAAGTTGATCAAGCAACTGGACAGATTACACTTGATGCATCTGCGTTTAATCTAACTGGTCTTCAATCCTTAAGACTTGGTTCTCTTGGTGGATTGATTGGTGCATCTGTAAATGAATTTTCAACTGATGGAACTTTATCTCAAAATACCGATTCAAAAGTTCCAACACAAGCGGCAGTAAAAACATATATTGATAATAAAAATTCATTCACTCCTGCTGGTGGAACATTAACAATCACTGGCAATTTAACCGTAACTGGTACTACCACCACAATCAATACTACAAATACTACTATTAGTGATAAACTTTTAGAATTAGGAACAGGAGCAACTGGATCTCCATCTGGTGATGCTGGTCTGATTATTGAAAGAGGATCTTCAGATAATGTGTTCATTGGGTGGGATGAAAGTGAAGATAAAATTAGATTTGCTACTGGAACATTTACTGGTGCATCAAGTGGAGACTTAACTCTTACTGACGCTACCGTTCAATTTGGAAATATTGAAACTTCAAGAATTACTACAAATGAAATCATTGAAAAAGCATCAGTTAAAGCAGATGCTTTAAATGGATCTACACCTGCTACTATTAATTTGTCTGAAAATGCAGTACATTATTTCACGACTAATGCTAGTGGAAACTGGACTGTAAATGCAAGAGGTGATTCTACAACAGCATTGAATACAATTCTTGCAACTGGAGATTCCATCACCTTTGTAATTTTGGCTAGCCAAGGATCAACTGCTTATTATAATAATTCTTTCCAAGTTGATGGTTCTAGCGTATCTCCAAAATGGTCTGGTGGAACTGCACCTACTTCTGGAAGTCAAAATGCTATTGATGTTTACACTTATACGGTCATCAAAACTGCTAATAATACCTGGACAGTTTTAGCTTCAGTAAGTAAATTTGCATAAGAGGAAAATAAAATGCCATTTTTACAAACAATAGGTGGTGGAAGTATTAGAGGATTATCGGCAAAAAAACAAGTGTCAGGAATATTATATAATGGTGTGTTGTACGTCAGCGGTCAATCATTTACTTTAACATCTCCATCATTAAATCAAGCTGGAGTTTATGAAGCCACTGTTCAGGGATCTCCAACTTTAAGAGTTACTTGCAAAGGAGCAAGAGGATCAAACAAATGGGGGGCAGGAGCTCCTCCTGGATATGGTGGAAATGTTACTGGAACATACGTAGCAACGCCAGCAGGAACTTATAAATTTGTTGTTGGAAAATCTGGTGCAGATGGTGGATCCAATGGGGTATCTGGAGGATATCCTGGTGGAGGATATGCGAATGAAGATGGAGCTCCTGGTGGTGGATTTACTGGTTGGTGGAGAGGATCAAATTCAAATCCATTAGATGAAGCAAATCGTTCAAATTATCTTTTAATTGGAGGAGCTGGTGCTGGATCATCAAGCAGTTCTCCAAAAGATTCAACATATACAATGGCTGGTGGTTATCCTAGTGGAGGAACAGGAACACAAAATGCTAGTTCTATGACAAGAGCTCAAGGAGGATCGCAATCTGGTCCTGGTGCTGCTCAACTTAACATGAACGGACAAAATGAGGGAACTACATCTGGTTCTGGATATACTGGAGGAAATTCTGGTTCATGTGGATCTAATAGCGGACAAGGTGGAGCTGGTGGAGGCGGATATTATGGTGGTGGTGGTGGTAATTCTCACTGTGGCAACGGTGGGGGCGGTGGTGGAGGAGGATCATCTTACTATGATTCTTCAAGAATTACCAATTTTGTATATACAAATGATGCCAATAATGGTGATGGACATATTTTCGTGGAGGTTCTATAAAAAATCATGGCAGCAATCCCCTTAAATCTTCTAATGGAAAAAGGAACGGATTTTGATGCCACCTTTAACATTACCAACGAAGAAAATACAACACCTTTAAATTTGACAGGGTACACAGCGCAAGCAAAAATGCGTCGTAGTTATCATGCTACTACGTTTACAGATTTTATTATAACCTTTGTTAATC